TTGCTGCCCAAAAGGCACCAGTAGAGCCAGTAGCAGTTCCTCAGCCTAAAGAGGAAGTAGAGGAAGAAGAGCCTATGAGTAAGGGAATCTATAATCCTAAGTATTTTGAGAACCATCCAGATGAAGCTAACTTAGACGCAATTCTATATGTAGTAGTTCTAGTAAATCAGACTACTAATTTACGAGAATGCGTTAAGATAGGAATTACGAAGGGTCGCAATTGGAAGGATGCTATCAAGAGAGCTGGTGGTTTCAAGGGATACGACATTCGTATTCAGAAGATCATTCCGGGTAAACTAGAAGAAATTTATTATCTAGAAGAGTATCTGCATGAACTATGGATAGACCATAGATATCACGGAGCCTCAAAGTTCGGGGGTTGGACTGAACTATTCTCCATAGATAAACTATCTGAGATTCTAGCAAGTATTCCCCCTAAGCTATAAAAAAATAATCCTTGACATTTACCCCTAACATGGGTATAATGGCTGTATCAAGAGCAGAGAGATAGTATGCAAATAGAAATACCAAACAATTGTCCTTCTTGCAATAGCTCTCTAGCTCTTGTTAATGATATTCTTTATTGTAAGAATCCAGACTGTGGCTCCATGAGCCGTAAGCGTGTTGAGCATTTTGCCACGACGCTAAAGATTAAAGGTCTAGGACCTTCTTCAATTGAGAAGTTAGAGTTATCGCATCCTCTCGATATTTATTCCATGAGCCTAGAGGAAATTACAGAGGCTCTTAATTCAGAGAAAGTAGCAACTAAGCTTTTTGATGAGATTGAGCAATCTAAGTCTAAAAATCTTAACGATCTGCTGCCTGCTCTAGGTATTCCACTCATTGGTCAGACAGCCACAGATAAACTTGCAAAAGCCTGTAAGGCTCTTGAAGAAATTACAGATGAAGTCTGTAAGTCTGCTGGCTTAGGTCCAAAAGCTACTGAAAACCTTCTAACGTGGCTACATGAAAACGACTGGTATTTACTATTACCTCAAAACCTAGCTTTTGAAAATACTGTGTCTTCAGGTCAGCAAATTAAAGGTATTGTCTGTATTACAGGCAAACTAGATAGCTACAAAACTAAGGCGGAAGCCCAAGTCGAACTAGAACGATTAGGATATGTAGTGAAGTCATCGCTAACGAAAGACGTCACTATTCTAGTAAATGAGAGCGGAAAAGAAACCGCGAAAACCTCAAAAGCCAGAGACGCTGGCGTTTTGATTGTAGAAAACTTAAGACAATATATAACGGAGAATAATTAATTTATGACTACCCTAAAGTGGACCGAAGATCGTACTGCCCAGCTAGTAAACGGCGTTGCCGATGAAACCCCTGTTTCACGCGCTACTGTAGCCACCCTAGCCGAAGATCTAGAAACAAGTACTCGGTCAATCTCTTCCAAGCTTCGTAAGCTTGGTTACGACGTAGAACTAGCTACAGCAGCCCCAAAGGCATTCTCTGATGAAGTAACAGCAGAACTTCGTCAATTTGTTACTGAGAATAGCCGTGAGTTCACATACGCTGAAATCGCTGAGCAGTTTCCAGGTGGCTACACAGCCAAGGCTATTCAGGGCAAGATCCTTTCAATGGAACTAACCCAGCACGTTAAGGAAGCTCCAAAGCCAGAGAGCACAAAGACCTACACTGCTGATGAAGAAGCCGTAGTTCTTCGCATGATCCGTGCGGGCAACTTCGTTGAAGAAATTTCCGAAGCTGTTGGCAAGAGCGTTCAGTCAGTTCGTGGTAAGGCTCTAAGCCTACAACGCGCTGGTGAGATCGACGCCATGCCAAAGCAGCGTGATCTCAAGGGAGCTGCTGCTGATCCGCTAGAAGCCATCAGTGATATCGCTGGTATGACTGTTGCACAGATTGCCGAAGCTATTGGTAAGACCGAGCGTGGTGTTAAGACCATGCTAACGCGTCGTGGTCTAGTAGCCTCTGACTATGATGGTGCAGCTAAGCGTGAGAAAGCTGCTGCTTAAGTTTTCTCTTTGAAAGTGAAAGCCGGAGCAGCTTCTAGCTGCTTCGGCTAAACTTGTTTTAAGGAGACGACTTTGAACCTTGCATCCGCATTATTTAAGAGGCTCCTTGAGGAAGGGGACTTTGATACTTGGGCGAACTTAAGAAAGCATTATCTGCCCGGTGAATATGACCGCGTTTACGATGCAATTGAAAAGCACGTCGAAAATTATCACAAGTTACCTAACTTAGATGAGTTAAAGTTATCCATCAAGGATACCCCTACTCTAGAAAAAGTATATGCTATTGAGGTAGTAGAAGTCGATGCTGAGCCTTTTCTTCTTCTTGACTATCTAAAAAACGAATTCGCTCAGAAGGAAACACTATTTCAGCTTCAGAAGTATGTTGAAAATACCATTTCCTTTGAAACAGCGGAAGAAACTATTGAGTCTCTATACTCCATTATTTCTAAGATCGAAGACAAGGTTGATCTAAAGCCAGAAGAAGAAAATCTAGAAAAGCTAAGTCTATTCTACAGTGATGAAGAAATCGCTGACTATATTCCTCTAGGTCTTAACGCTGAGTTTGACGAGCGAGTACGATTCAAACGTAGTGACTACATTCTTATGGGTGGTCAGAGAGGTTCAGGTAAGTCAATTACTTGCTCTAACCTTGCCAACACAGTATATAATCAAGGCAAATCGGTACTTTACTTTAGTGTCGAAATGCCTATCAGAGAAATCCTACAAAGACAGTGTTCTATTGGGGCTAATGTATCTCACTCCAAGGTCAAGTATAAAACACTAGACAATATGGAGTGGTTGAAGGTAGCTAATTGGTGGGCCAATAGGTATGAGAATGGGCAGGAACATCTGGAAGCTTACAAGACTCATAGAGACTTTGATAAGTTTCACAAGGCTATCCAGAAGGAGGGTCTAAATCCTGTTCAGATTGATATTATCTATGATCCATCTTTGACGCTACCAAAGCTAAAAGCCGAAATCATCAAACGAGTTCGTAAGCTCGGTAACGTTGGTCTGATTATTATCGACTACGTTAACCAGATTAAGAAGACTTCTGGAACAACAGACAAGTTCGACTGGAAAGACCAGATTGATGTTAGTACCGCGCTAAAGGAAATCGCTGGTGTTCTACAGATTCCTGTATTCTCACCATATCAGATTGACTCTAGTGGTGAAGCGCGCTTTGCGAAAGGTATTCTCGACTCAGCCGATGCGGCTTTCATTCTAAAAGCTGGTGAGGGTTCAATATCCTTCACTTGTACCAAGATGAGAGGCGATGCTAAGATTGACTTTATATCTAAGGTAGATTGGAACAGCCTTACTATTGGGCCTGAGAATGGCGAAGTAGTAGAGGAAAAAGATCCAGAGGAAGAGAAGCCTAAAAAGCGGAAGGGCTTTAAACAGGAACCTGATAAAGCCATAATGGATGAAATATGGGATTCTCCACCATTTTAAGGAATTACTATGACAGTAGATGAGCTATTAACAAAAGAGAGCATATACTTTCGTTCCAGTGGAAAAGACCATGTAGTATGCTGCTTAAGCCCAGATCACGAAGATAAAAACCCCAGTATGAGAATCGACAAGATTACTGGGGTTTTTAACTGTATGTCTTGTGGATTCTCTGGTAATATATTCGAGCACTTTGGTGGAAAACCTAATTGGCTTGGTATTCAGAGAGAGCGGTTTAAAAGTCTAGTACAGAATAAACTAAAGGAAACGGTAGGTCTAGAGATTCCAGAAAATGCTACTCCCTTCGATCAGGAGTGGCGAGGTATCTCTAAAGAGACTTTCCGTAAGTTTAGAGCCTTTCAGCATCCAGACTATGTTAATAGAGTGGTGTTTCCTATCACTGATATGTCTGGTAAGATCAGAGTGTTTTGTGGCAGAGACTTGGCGAACAACACACCCAAGTATATGTTCTACCCCGCAGAAACACACATACCTTTATTTCCTATGGTAAAGCCCCATAATGGCGATATTATTCTAGTAGAAGGTATCTTTGATATGCTAAACTTACATGACAAAGGATTAACCAATGTTTGCTGTATGTTTGGTGTTAACAAAGGAAGTATTGATAAGCTCAAGCTTCTAAAAGTACAGAATATAAGCTCGATAACTCTAATGCTAGATTCGGATGAAGCAGGGCAGCGCGGAGCTGAAAAGCTCAAAGCAGAGTTAGAGGGCCTACACGTAAGCGTAAACAACTTTGTATTACAAACAGTAAAAGATCCAGGTGAATTGACAGCCTCTAAAGTGATCAAATTAAAGGAGACCCTATACGGTGGCTAATGTAGCATTAATTGAGACTAAACCAAGCAGAACAAACTTCTTCAGTGAATTTGATGAAGCCTTTGAATTCGATAGGTTTGCCCTATGTTCTGACCCAACAATTAAAAAGGTCCTAAAGAAAAACGTAGATATTGAGTTCAATCCAGATAACTACGAATGGGTAATCCTAGTAGGTGCTGACACAGTAAAGTACTTTACTAAGGCATCAGTAACAGACCATAGTGGCAAGATTGTTGACGAGAAGTTTCTTCCAGTAATCAATCCAGCTATGGTATCGTTCAAGCCTGAGTCTGCTAGAACTTGGGAAGAATCCAAAAAGAATATCGTCGGGTACATCACAGGATCTAAGAAAGTAGTAAAGTATGCTACTGACAAGATCTATGGTATTCGTGACAGCGATCAACTTAAGAAGTTCTTGCAAGCTGCTATTGATAATCCAAATTCTTTCATCGGTCTAGACTCTGAAACTTCAGGATTGTATCCTAGAGACGGGTATATTCTAGGGGTCAGTGTTTGCTATGAACGCGATCATGGCGTTTATATTGACTCAGACTGCATTGACGAAGAAGCATCATGGCTTTTTCAGGAACTATTCAACAAGAAGATCGCAGTACTACACAACGCTAAGTTCGATATTCCCTTCTTTAAGTTCCATATGGGATGGGAGTTTCCTCGGTATGAAGATACAATGCTTCTTCACTACTGCATTGACGAAAATCCTGGCACACACGGACTTAAGCAACTAGCTCTTCAGTTTACAGAGTATGGTGATTATGAACAGCCTATGTATGACTGGATTGCTGATTACTGTAAGCGTAACAGTGTTCTAAAGGAAGACTTCACCTTCGAAGCTATTCCTTTTGAAGTTATTCAGCCATACGCTGCTATTGACGCTATTGTAACTTTCCTTATCTACGCCAAGCTAAAGCCATCCGTTCAGAAGAACAAGAAGCTAGACAAGGTATACAATGAGATCTTGATTCCAGCATCTGACTTTCTAATTGACGTTCAGGACAATGGAGTTCCATTTGATATGGATCGCCTAAAGTTCGGTCAGCTAGAAATGCAGAAGAGCATCGACGAGTCAGTTGCAGAGTTGTACTTAGAGCCTAAGATCAAGGAGTTTGAAGAGTTTCAGGGTAAGCAGTTCAATCCTAATAGTGTCATGCAGCTACGCACGCTATTGTTTGATTTCTTAAAACTTTACCCTACAGGTAAAAAGACTGGTACTGGTTCCAATTCAACTGATGCCGAAGTGCTTCAGGAATTAGCTGGACAACACCCAGTACCTCAGTTAATTCTTAACATCCGTCAAAAGAGTAAGATTAAGAATACTTATCTGGACAAGATTATCCCACAGCTAGATAGGGATGGTAGACTTCGTACTAGCTTTAATATTCATGGCACTACTAGTGGACGACTAAGCTCTAGTGGTAAACTTAATATGCAGCAGCTACCACGAGATAACCCTGTTGTCAAGGGAGCCATCAAGGCAAAGCCGGGCCACAAGATCATCTCAATGGACTTGACCACTGCGGAAGTTTACGTAGCCGCAGTGCTATCTAAAGATAAGGAACTACAAAACGTATTCAGGTCGGGACAGGATTTCCACTCTACAGTAGCTAAGCAAGTGTTTAAGCTAGACTGCGAGATTTCGGAAGTCAAGAAACTTTACCCTTTGATGCGTCAGGCTGCTAAGAGTACCACTTTCGGTATTCTATATCAGGCTGGTGCTCCTACTGTAGCCGATCAGATCAATAAAGAAGCTCGCAGTAATAATATGGATTACAGGTTTTCTCTACAGGAAGCTCAAGATGTTATTGACCAGTACTTCAAGACCTTCAAAGGACTTAAGAGCTGGATTGATGTAAACAAGGAGTTCATTTCCAAGAATGGTTACATCTACTCTTTCTTTGGGCGTAAGCGTAGACTACCAAATGTTCTATCTAGCGATGGTGGCATCCGTAGTCATGCTGTGAGATCTGGTCTAAACTTCCTCGTGCAGTCTCCTAGCTCAGATGTTAACTTGCTAGGTGGCATTGATATGAATAAGTTCATTAAGGACAATAAGATGAAGACTAGGATCTTCGCTCTAGTCCATGACTCTATTCTAGCAGAAGTACCGGAAGACGAGATCGAGTTGTATACCACTACCCTTAAGAAGTTCATTCAAAAGGATCGTGGGCTTTCGATTCTTGGATGCCCTATCGGATGCGATTTCGAAATGGGTGATGACTACTCTCTAGGTAAGTTTGAGAAACAATATGGAATACTATGAGTACAGAAATGAGATTCCTTTAAATACTCTGAAGGCGTGGCGAGACCAAGTTCTCGCCACAGCCCATTTCCAACCTATGGGCTGGACAGGATTACCTAAGGAACCTTATAGACACTGGGCCGCTTATCCGAAGAATGATGAGCTTTATAAGTCTATATTTAATTGTATGAATTATTCTTTCAAGGAAGATGGATTTAACCTGAAACCCGAAAGAACGATTGTAAATATGTATAACCACGGAGACAGTTCATGGTTGCATACAGATTCTGAAGAAGGTATTTGCTGGACTGCTATTCTATTTATGAATGAATATTGGAACAGCAATTGGGGAGGGGACTTCGTTATGGTAGACTCCGATGGGGAGATCCTACACGCAGCCGCTCCTACTCCCGGTAAGTTCATTCTATTCCGTGGTGATATTCTTCATGGTGCTAGACCAGTATCTAGAGAAGCCCAGTTCGCCAGAATGGGAGTTGCGTTTCAGTGTATAAACGATTTGAAGATGTAAAGAATATACGATTCCCCGTATATCCGTTACCATCTAATGACTGGTATCGTCAAGACGGAATGTTATTTATTAATAATGGAAAAGTCTTAGATGATAAAAATATGCCAGGAACTAGCCTGGGTGTGAGGC